ACCCCGACCACGACCCCGACCCCGACCCCGACCCCGACCCCGACCGCGACCCCGACCGCGACCCCGACCACGACCACGACCCCGACGCGTCAAGGCCGGTTCGCATGATTGCCGCGCTCATCATTTCTGACTCCGAGTGAAGGTTGGAATTTCAAGTGCGTCTACGACAGCACCGCGACCGACGATAACGCGCCCGTTTGGGAAAGGCTCGACCTCGTTGAACTCTGCTTTCTTGATTGCGTCCGAAAAACGACCGGTGTCGGCGATCCAGGCTGCATCCTCGATAACCAGTTCGTGGTCTGTAATCGCAACCAGACGCCCAGTGTCGATCATCGTAACGGTGCGGATCAGATAATGTTTTCCGATTTCCCATGCGGAAGTGTTATCCTGCTTTCCTCCCCCGAAGGGGGTAGAGAGTTCACGCGCCTGCCTGATGGTAATATCGTCAATGTTCATTGTCTTTCTCCTTTTGTGGTTTTCGTAAAGTTGCCGCGCCCATCCGTTCTTTAGGCGTTACCGGCTTTCGTTCATGCGGTTCTTGAAGGACACCAACAAGACAGCTTCCAGTCCGAAAACACGTCATGTCTTAGTTCCGCCGCATGGAACGGACGATCCACATCACCAGCCCCCGCCTCTAGCTACCCAATTCTCACGCGCCCGCTTGGCGCTGTACTTGGCGACAACGACGCCCTCGTTGCGGATTAGCTGTGCCACACGCTGCGGGTTCGTGTCAAATAAATGTGCCAAGAACTGGCAGGAATTGCCCTGCTTATACAGCCTCGCAAGTGTCTGCGACTTGGTTTCACCCGCCTCGAAGATCGGCTTTATCTCGATCTTGTCTGATGCTAGCTGCCGAGACGCAGCTACAAACATCGTCGGGCATCGCGTGACGCCCCGTGTCGCAATGTATTCTTCAATCATCTGCGCTTCAGTCATTGCCGTCCTCCTCACTGGGAAACAGGCACATAATCACCATGATCGATAACCCTCCCAGCATGACCAGCGTACCTATGGCCAACAGGCCCAAGATGATGGCGTTCATTTCGCGTCTCCCGTTGCCTTGGCGATGGCTGCGATAGCAACAGCTTGCGCGTCACACCGCGTGTTCGCGATTAATTCCAGCGCCTCAAGCATGGATGGCGCTGCGGAAAACAGCGTAGCGTTTGCCAATGCTTCCTCGGGGCTAATCCGGTGCGTCCCGTCCTTCCCGTAGACGTCTGACGTTCCGAACCACGCTACCGGAACGCCATAAATTCCCTCAACGGAAGCCCCGTTAGACCCGCGATCCTGCGTGCCCTTGACGACAAGAGGCCCCGGCGTGTGCTTAATCATTTCACTTCTCCCGCGTCTCGGGCTGCATCGTCCAAGAAATCCTTGATCGCCCGCATGGCCGATGCTGTGTCCCCGTTTTCCAACTTCTGGTACACCCAACGCAGCGATCCCGCAATGCGCAGCGGCTCCCAGGCTGCCGCCCTCGCCGCATTTTCAGCGTAGGCCACCATCGGCGCAAAATATTCGGAGTTCTCCGCGCTGTTCGGAAACTTGCTGTGATAATTCGTTGCCTGTACCTCGGCATGAAGTAGCGCGGCGATCTTGATTTGCAGAGCATACAGTTGATCGATCCGTTCTTCGCTCATAGCTCACCCTCCCTTAATTAGTGCTTCTAGGAATCTCAAAACAAACTCGAAAAATTCACCCGACATGAACGGCATCTTGCCCCCTAGTCTTCCAGACCTTCGCGTAAATTCCGCAGTGGGGGTTGATAGAAAACCCGTTGAAGGCCAGCTCCTTGGCGATGACATTCAGCTTACCTCGCGGAATCGAAAGCAAGGCGCACTCGTTCATGCTCATCACGACCTTTGCGCCGTTTGTCCTGGCGACATTCATGATGGTGTCCAGGTCACTGTTTTTCATTCCGTCCCCCTGGCCTTGGCGATGGCGGCGTTCGCCACGCGAACAGCGCGTTGAGGATCAAGTGCAGCATCAACAGGGTCGGTTTCGGCAATCAATTCCAGCGCCTCGAGCAGTTCCGGCGCGGCGGCGATCAGGCGGGCGTTGGCGGATTGGTTTTCTTTTTCAGAAACACCGAACTTTTCTTGAGCGCACATATACCCATGAACAGAGCCGCACACATTCATATGGTGCCACGGGCTAAAGATATGTCGGACAACGGGATAGTAACCTTCCTGCGCGACTACCCAAGGCCCTGGCGTGTGCTTGTTCATTTCACTTCTCCCCCTGCCTTGGCGATGGCGGCGATAGCGACGGCTTGCGCGTCACACCGCGTGTTTGCGATCATTTCCAGCGCCGCAAGAAGTTCCGGAGCTGCGGCCAATAATGCAGCCGTTGCTCTGGCTTCTTTCATCGTCTTGTCGCCGTTCTTTGACATGTGCGCAATGTACGATCCCTCGCCCATGATGTCGCACGTATCAGGGCAATCTTTGTTAAACCCGTGGATCGTGTATGGCCCAGGCGTGTGATTTGTCATCAGCCCGCTCCCAGAAGGCCAGCCAGAAAGGCTGCGATTGCCGCGATAATGTTGTCCATGATCTTCCTCCCTTTAGCCCACATAAGAGTCACCTTGTTTCCGTCCCCACAACAATGCGCCTATTGCGTTTGCAAGGTCAAGAGGAAAAATGAGGGAATGCGCATTATTTTTTGGGCCTGGGACGGAAGCGGTTAAACACCCGCCTAACCACGTATGAACGGATGATGGCGATGACGGTGAAGATTGCCCCGATTTCAAGGTTCTGCCCCAGATCGACGTTCATCCCGTAAAGCGGGAAAACAACGATCTGGGTCAAAAGCGCCACCCAAAAACCGATGGCGACGTTCAAAAACGCCTCGACCAGGGAGCCTAGACGCGATTGCATAGTGCTAGCCTCTCTTTGCGGCGGACACAAGTTCCTGCTCGGTGACCGCCAGCCCGTCCAGCAGCCAACAAGTGAGAATGTCGCCGCCTTCACTGGCGCGATGCCGGGACAAGGAGGTGTTCCATCGGACCCTCCCCGCCCCCAGCACAAGCACCGCCCGCGCCTGGGCGGGGAGTACCACATCATTTGCCAGATAATTGGCGACACTTTCTGGGCAGCCGTAGGCCGTTCGAATTCCTTGTGGAGTCATTTCGTCTTCCTCTTGATTGACGTTTTCTGCATTTTGTTAAGCTCCGCCATGACAGCGAAGAGCGCCCTGCGGGAGGGGGAGGTGCCCCCCTGCTTCCACCGCCACCACGTCGAATAGGCGATGTCGGCTCCCCGCAGAACTTCGGTCATAGTCACCCCGAGACGAAGCGCATCGGCTTCGATCTTCTCAGGCTCAGTCATCGCGGATCATCCCATACTTCGACTTGCTCAAGCGGCCAAACAAATCAACGAGCGCCCGCTCGGCTTCATCCTTCGCCGCCCGCTGCTCCGGGGTGCGCAGAACCTCCTTGACAACCGCCTTCATCGCCTTGATGTCGGCGGGGGCGTAGCCGTGTTCCTTGGCGTCGGCAAAGGTGTCGCGCAGGGATTCCTTCAACGTGGCGATCTCACGTTCAAGCTCGACAGCAGCGTCGATGTAGCTTTCTTCCGTCGGTCTGTTCTCACCAGTCATGTTCTGCTCTCCTATTCGAGTGTTCCCCATGAGGGGCCGATACCGCCTTCAACAAGGCGATCAGTTGGGGCACCTGGAAACAAGTCCAGATAGCCGAAGGTCATATCGCGCTCGAGCATCGCGAGGCACCCTTGCGCGTCGTCAGGGTGCGTTTCGTCGATCACGGCATCGTGAATGGTGGCGATGATCAAGGTCTGGCGCTGCTGCTTATTGGCGCGAGCGCTATCCAATTCCCGCTTGTGTTTGATAAGCGCCGACGCCATCACAGACAAGGCGGCGCGTTGCACCGGATAATTGGCAGCCTTGGGCATCTCGCACTTGCGCCCCACCCAAATGGTGCCGCCGTCGTGCATGGGAAGGAATCCGCTGTCTTGCGCGTGCGCCATCATCTTGTTCCGATAGTCGAACGCATTCGCGTAGCGATCCGCCCAGAAGTCGATATATTCCTGCGCTTTGCCTTGCGGGCATTTCATCGTGTGTGATAGCCCGCCCGCGCCGCTCCCGTAGATGATACCGAACGACACGCCCTTTGCCTTGCTCCGGGCTTCCTTGCCTTCAGGCGTCTTCTTGTCGATCTTCTTGCCAGCGATCACGCTGGCGACCTCGGAGTGAACGTCACCAAACACCACGTCCTCAAGCAACTGCTTATCGCCAGAGAGCAGCGCCAGGACGCGCAGTTCGATGCCGCTGTAATCCAGCGACACAAGCGTCAACCCCGGACCAGCAACAAACGACTTCCTGACGTCATACCCTCGCGGCACGTTCTGCAAGTTAGGCCCGCTTGACGAAAAGCGACACGTCTTGGCGGCGGCAACGTTGAACCGCGCATGGATGCGGCTATCGTGCGCCCGCTCTGATGCGGCGATCAGATTCTCGCCAAACGAAGACAGGTATTTCATCACCCACTTATATTTTGCCATCGCCTCAAAGAACTCTTCAAGCGGCGTTCCGGCAAACGCCCCGGCCAGCATGCGCATGACTTCGCTGGTCATGGCGAGGCGGCCTGTCTTCTCTGTGCGCGGCCAGCCTTGCAACACCTTGTCGGGCATGCGCTGACTGAAGTAATCGCTCCACTGCGTATCACTGTTGATGTTCGCCACCTCATCCTCGCCGACCAAACCACGGATCGTAGCAATCAGGGTGTCGCGCTCTCGCGCCCACTGTTCAATGAGCGGGCGGTGGGCTTCGGGATCAAAGGCCATCCCAGCGTCTTCCATCTCGATCACTGCGGGCCACATGCCGTTGAGTAGATGGAAGGCCCGCATATGCTCGGGCGTGCCGCGCCCCATCCAATACATCCACAGGCGATGCGTATAGTCGGCATCAAGGAATGAGTAGTCGAGTTGCTCTTGGCTGAGTTCGGGTGCGGACCAATCGCTGGCCTGCTGCTCCTTGCTCATTTCAATTTCTAGGTCCCATTCGACAAGGTTCTTGAGCTTGTATTTGCCGCCGCCGACGACGGCGCAGCGCAGATAGGCAACGTCCCACAATTCGAAATCTTGATAGGTAACTTTGGCGTCAAGGAACCACCGCCCCTCGAAGCCTGCATTGAATACGATCCAGATGCCGCCCTTGAAGGCGCTGGCGAAGCACCGGAACCCACCAGGAAGGTGGTCGAAATCAATGACGCATGCCTCGTGGCCGTTGAACAAGGAAACGAGCCTCACCCTCCCTTCCTTGGGGGAGAGTGAGGTCGTCTCGAAGTCAAGGGCGCACGGCTCCCCGCGCTCAATAATCTTGGCTACGATATCACGCGCCGCAGCCAGGGAGGTGATGTATTGGTACGGGGAGCCGGTTGTCATTACTTCTTACCCTTCTTGTCTTCGACCTGCTTCGGCGCAGCGGCACCCATCATCTCTTCAGCGGAGATGTCGCCGTTGAAGAAAGCCTGGGAAGCCGTGGCGTTTGTCCACCCCAGAACCGTGAAGACGGGCTTGTAGTTGGTCTGGTCCTGCGCAACGAACTTCTCGGAAGTGAAGGCGATCACGGGGTAAGCAGGCTCACCGAGCTTAAGCCGTGCAGCCACCTCATTCCAAAGCTGAACGACCGAGTTATTACCGCTCTTGCTGCTGGTCGAGAAGATGACCTGAGCGCCGCCGTCCATCTCACGGCAGGCAAAAGCCCGCTCTTCGCTCCACCCGTCGCCCGGCTTGTAGGGGCCGAGGTCTTCCAGGTTTTCGGCAGCGATGGCCGCACCATGCGAATAGATGGACCAATCGTGCCGCTTGGCGACTTTGCTGTTCTTCCAGCAAATCCACCCACGACGGTTGAAGGCCGGATCAACCACGAACTTGCTCGCGGGGTCGACCTCAACGCGGTCCTTGCCCATCGAGTAGCGCCCGGTTTTGCCGGAGAAGTTCAGGAAGTTGGCGGAAACAGAACCGCCCCCGGTATCCGTCTCAATGGCATCAGCCATCGCGGCGGCGTCAAGCGCCGGAAGGTTTGCAGTTTCCATAAAGCGAGTCAGTGCATTCGACATTTTGTCACCCTTTCAAGGTCACGGTAAGGCGCTCGGACGCTGCGCCGATCGTTTCGAACGGCGAGAGGTCGATTCCGGCCTTCGCCACCGCCTTCCTGTCCAGGGAAGCGCGGCCCTTCACCGTCTGCAATTCAACAACGTAATCACCTACGGTAAGCTCATTCGTATTGCGCTGCTTAAGCTGGCGCGTGATTTCTTCCTTGTTCTGGCGCTGCTGCGCCTCAAGGTCTTCGATCTGCCGCTTGGCCGTGGTGTAGGCCAGCACGGCTGCGTCCATGCCAGACCCCCGGTTAGCCCGGCGCACGCGATCAGGATCATCAACCACCACGCCGCAGACTGCGGTGAAGGGGCAATACTTGCAGTCCAGCCCGGTCATCCGGCCTTCACGATCGATGTGATCAACGACCTTTGTGGTGAGCAGCTTGTGGGCGCGGGGGGCCAGCTTGGTCAGGATATCCGGGTCGCGCTCGATATAGAACTCGTGAATGTCATTCAGGTTGCTGGCATTGACGTACACCAGCCACACGCCCTGCAGCGGAAGCTGGCGCTGCTTGATCATCAACTCGGCGGCGATCTGCGCCTGAACCGTGTGCGCCTTCTTCGGCAGCTTATTGGTGTTGGTGCGAGGATCGAAGCTCTTAATCTCCAATCCGTACCAATCGCCATCGATTTCAAGCGCCCCGTCTGGCGTCGCCGACATGCGGGTGTCGTCATCCGCAAGCGATTCCTGATCTTCGCCCGCAAAGGCCAGAGAGATACCAGGGGCCGCTCGCAGCGCCCGCACAACATATTCCTCGACCATCTTGCCACGCCTTGCAAAGCCCCAGTCCTGCGGGGCCGCGTCGTCGGGCTGATTGCGCTCATACCAAAGTTTGCGCAGGCAATCGAGCGCCTGGGAAGAGGGAAGGTACTTCATACGGTCGATGCTGAAGACCGCTTCTCCAATCTTGTCGGCTCCCGCCAGCAGGGCCTGCTTGACGCTCATTTCGTTATCTCCATGTAGGCGGATATCACTTCTGCCGCAACTTGCGGGACAATGGCGTTACCATAACCGCGCAGTCGTCCCACTCGGTTGGGTACCCCATGAGCCAGCGGGAATGTGCCGGGTTCAACTGCCCGCCACTTTCCATCCAGGCAGAAAAGCCAGTCAGCAGATCGCCAGTGACCGTTAGGCGGACCTGGGACAGGAGCGCAACTTGCTGTGACAGCGGAATCCCCGTATCCTGGGGGCGAGGCGGCGCTACTCCCCGACTGTGGTCCTGCGCCATCGGGGTGCACCAACCCGACAACTGCGTGAACACTTCCTCTGACAGGGACTTGCCCCTCGCTTGGCTTTCCCTGGACGCCAGATAGCCCTTCGATGCAGTCGCGCTCTTGTAATCCAGGGTGGGGGGGGCGGGCCACCCAATAAAGGCGCTGTCTGATGTGCGGCGCACCGATGCCCGCAGCGCAGAGATCGACCGCCGCGCTGGCGTAGCCCGTTCCTTCCAGATCATCTTGAACAAGGTCGAGCCAACCGAGGCCGTCCTTGCTTGCAACCTGCTCACCAAAGACGACGCTAGGGCGGCACTGGCTAATGAGGTGGTGGAAGTGGGGCCAAAGGTGCCGCTCGTCAGAAAACCCGCCTCCTTGGCCTGCCGCGCTGAAAGGTTGGCAGGGGCAGCTTCCAGTCCAGACAGGTTTGTCGTCCGGCCACCCAGCGAGACGCAGGGCGTAGGACCATCCACCAATTCCGGCGAAGAAATGGCATTGGGTGTAGGGTTTGAGGTCATCTGGATGCACATCCTCTATCGATCTGGTATCAACGTCGCCGGGCGCAATGTGCCCCGCAGCAATCAGGTTACGCAGCCACTGTGCGGCAAATGGGTCTATCTCGTTGTAATAGGCGGTCATGCGCCCCCCTGTTCACGTTGCCGATCAAGGATCATCACCGCCGTCCTAGCGTATCCGCCGATGTCAATCCAAGAATCCAGATGCCCAGGGCTGGTACACAGGCGGGCCATCTTCACCGAGATCATTTCCAGAGCGTGCCTGATGAGCGGATCAGGGCACGCCCGCAGCGCGTCCTTGATCTGGTGGGCAATCGCGAAGTCGTCAGCCGGGTGCCCGTAATCCTTCCCGCGCTCTTGGGTGATGCTCCGCATCCGCGTGTCGAACTGCGCGACCAGCGTAAGCGGGCCGAAGGTTGCTGTGATGATTTCGTCTTCGATGTTCATTATTTATCTCCCATGATTGTCTTGTGAGTGGTCATCTTCTTGGCGAGCAGCGCCCGGACGGCAGCGTCTAGCGGCGTGTCGGCATCGTAGTAATCGACATGCACATGCTTATCCTGGCCCATGCGCCACAGCCGGGCTATGGCCTGATCCATAATCGCGGGACTCCAGTCGCGCTCGACAAAGATGCACCGGCTTCCCCCTTTCTGCAGGTTCAGGCTGACACCCATCGCTCTTGTCTGGCCGATCAAGACATCAAGGCGCTGCGCGTTGAAGTCCTCCACGATGGCGTCACGCCGCTTAGGCGAAGTCGATCCATCTAGAGTCGCTACGTTTCCCACTTTGAAGGCCCTCAAGGCATCCGCTAAGTGGGAAATGACATCAGTGTGCCAAGCGAACACCAGCAAGGGCCGCTCCCCGGCATCCACGCGCTCGGCTATGGCCTGGGCGGCGGCGGGCACCTTCGCCATGCCTATATGGCGGCGAACAGTCGCCAGGGCTGGATCGTCCGTTTCCACCAGCGCCTCTAGGCCCCGCTTGCTGCCTACTTTGTCGAGGTCGTCAAGCATTTTCTTGAGTTCTGCGTTCATTGCCATATCAACCGTGAGGGTTGTCTGGGTGACCGGTGGCATATTTGCGACCACATCAGCAAGCAGGCGACGGGTGGCTAGCCTGCCTTCGCCCTCGAACAGCAGGGTCCGCAGCGCCTCTTCATTGCGCGATCCGACCGTCACCTGCTTGGGGCGGCGCATGCCGGGGTACGTTTTCATCTGGGTGATGCAGTATTTCAGGCGGAACCTCTCGATGCTCAGGCCCCCAACATCCGCCCTCAGCCGCTCCGGCCCCGCCCGCAGGATGAAAGGGTAAAGGTCGTCTGACCAGCGGGTTGTCGGGGTTCCGGTCAGGAAGAACGTCTGATCGACGGATTCGCATAATCCACCGTTGCCGATGATTGCCTTGGTCCTAGCCGATTCGAGAGACTTAAGCGCGTGGCTTTCATCCAGCACCATGGCGTCAAAGCCATATTCCGCTAACGCCTTCGCGCCAGACGTCGCCAGTGAATAGGTCGTCACATGGATGCCAGCCATGCTGTCAAAGCGATCCGATCCCTTGCGCAGAATCTTGACGGGCATGCCCAGGTGGTCCGCTGCTTCTTGCGCCCACATCGTTAGGGCAATCGGGGGCGCAACTACCAGAATTTTTGCCGAGTTGCGTGCTTTACATGCCTCCAAGGCGGTGCGGGTCTTTCCCGTGCCCATGCCATTAAAGCACCCAGAAACGCGCATAGACGCCAGAAACGCCGCGTCCTCGATTTGATGCTGCATTAAGCCCACTGCTGCTATCCCCTCACCGTCGAAATCCAGAGAATAAAACCACAGCTTAATTGCGATTGCAAGGCTTATTTTTTGGCATTTTTTGGTTTACAATGTAATGCACTTACACTAGGATGCTGGGCATACACAACGGAGGACGACATGATTATCATTCAAGCGCAGTATCTTATCGACGCGGTACCCTTTGCAGGCACAGCGGGGACCCACTACTATCTGAAAGGCCCCGCGATCTATGCCTGCAAGGAAGGCGGTGCCTTGATCGTCGCCACGGACGGCCACCGCCTGGGGGTGTTTCGGGATGCGGAGGCCTTGGTTGAGGGCTTCCCCGGAACTCAAGATCACGTCATTGTCGCCACGGTCGGCAACAAGGCGCTGCTTGCGGCGTGTAAGGCGGCCAGGGGCGACTCGTCGCTTAAGCGGTGGGCGGTTATTGATACGGTCAAAAACAGGGTCGCCGTCGTGCTGGCTGGGGATGCTGTCGATGCCGGGCAGGTTTACACGAATGAGGGAAGCACGCTTTTGAGCCTGACCCCTGCCGCGCTGATCGACGGTTGCTTCCCCGATTGGCGACGGGTTATGCCCCGCATGGGATACCCGGACACCATCCACGCAGTCCCGGCCAGCTACAACCCCGCTTATCTCGGGGCGTTCTCCAAGCTGGGCACCAAGATCACGGTTTACAGCGAAGACCGCGAGAATCCGTCGCTGGTGCGCGTCGGGGACCGCGGTGATTTCATCGGTTTCCTTATGCCGATGCGGAACAACGATGGCGTCGTGACGGTGCCGTCATGGGTGGAGGAATGATGGACACGCCGCTTCCCCTGTCTGGGGTACACCCTGCATGCCGCGCCAAGCGGCAGCAGGGTGAGTTGGCGCTGGAAGGAAAACACAAGGACAGCACAAGCAGGCAAACGCGGTATGAAGCCACCCGGAGAGCATCCGGGTGGAAACGCTGTAGTTTGTGGGTTCCACCGGAGCATATACAACATGTTGAGGCTGTCTTGAGCGGCCTCAAGATATTGTGGACTAAGCCTGTGGAGTGAGGCTAGACTTAGTACCCCTTTTTCGCGGGAGCAATGCATGCCATCAAAACTTATAGAGGCCGCGCTTGATGTCGCGGCTTCTGGCTATCCGGTTTTTCCCCTAGCGGGGAAGATGCCGTGCTGGTCTAATGCCGACCTTGGGGTCGGCCAGGGCCAAGGGGGCTACAAGATAGCGACCACTGATCCCGATCGGATCAAGGAGCTATTCGCCCATTCCCGCGCAGACGGGATCGGCGTACCGATGGGCGAGATGTCTGGTCTGATGTGCGTCGATTTCGACGAATACAAAAGTAAGGCGGTCGGGGAATGGATGGCCGACCACATCGACGCGCTCAAGGTTGTGACGCGCATCCACAAGACAGGGCGCGGAGGCTGGCATTTCTTCTATCAGCACCAGCCGGGAACCCGGTGGCCGTCGTCCGTCATTGACGGAATCGACATTAAGGCGAGCGGCACCGGCTACGTCCGGTGGGTCGGCAGCCCAGGCTACGAGTTAGCCCAGGACGCGCCAATCGCCGCACTCCCTGCAGGCTTGAAGACTGCCCTTTTGGCAGCCGCTCCGGGGAAAGGGACGGTAGATAGCGGCAATTGGCAGCCGAATGACGCAAGTGATGATGAGTTAGTCAGGCGGATCGAAACGGCGTCTGATTTCCATGCGTCCATTAGAGGCCTAGCCATGCGCCTTGCTTCCAGGGGCCATAAGGAAGCCGAGTGCGTGAAAATTTTACAGGGTGTAATGAAAGCGTCCGTCGCTGCCTCTGCTTCGCACCCCCGGCATGACGACTGGCAGCAGCGGTTCGATGACATAGAGCGCATGGTGGGGAGTGCGCAGGGGAAGGCCAAGGATGGGCTGACTTCCAGCCTGGAAGCCCCCGAGATGGCCGAGCTTATTAAGGTTTCCGCGCCCCCAGACGGTGCCGGGATCATTTCCGCCAAGACGATCGAGAGGCTGGTGGAGGCAGCCTTGCCGCCAAAAAAACAGGTGCCCGTCCCTAAGGCCGCTGATGAGGTGATCCACGACTGGGACATGGGTGAGGTGGATATACCAGAAAGAAAGTGGGTGGTGGGGACAAGGGCAGTCAGAAAGAACATGTCGCTGCTGGCCGGTATGGGTGGCACGGGCAAGTCTTCGCTCGAGCTTCTGACGGCGTATTCAGTTGCCAGTGGTGGAACATACACAGGGGAGAAGGTTCACGTCAGTGGTAACGTGCTGATCATTAACAATGAAGACCCGCGATCTGAAATCCAGCGCCGCCTTGTCGCTATGCGCAAGCATTTAGGCATCCCCCGCCCACAGCATAAGCTGCACATTTTTGGGGCACCAGAGAAGGAAGGGGATGTGCCGCTGATCTTCGCACACAAGGATGAGCACGGAAACATGGAGTTGAATTCCGACGCGTTCGCTTTCTTGGAGCAGTATGTCATTGAGCACGACATCCTTTACGTGTCGATAGACCCGTTCATATCGTGCATCAGAGGGGCGGTATCCAATGACAATGATGCCATTGCAGCAGTTGCTGAGAGGGTGAGGCGGGTATCGTTTAGGACCGGCTGCGCGATCAATATCGTGGCGCACACTAAGAAGAGTGAAGGCAAGAATGTGGAGGCCATGGCGGGGGATCAGAGCGCGGTCAGAGGTGCTGGCGCGCTGGTGGATTTTGCCCGCATAGTCTATACTGTTGTCCCGATGGGCGAAGCCCGAGCCAGGGCTATCCTTGGGGGAAAGACGGCCAAGCAACACGAGGTCGAGGCCTTGAGGGCGCCCTATTTCCGCCTGGACGCTGCTAAGGGCAACCTTAGCCGGAAGTCCGGTCAAGAGTGGTATGCGATGGAATCAGTCAGGCTGGACAATGGAGATGAAGTAGGCGTCCCGGTCTATCTGGGCGACTATGACGCCATGCTCCGCCACACCGGGCAGGTGAAGGAGGACGTACTGGTTTCGGTGTCCTGCGCCGCCGCCATCGTCGAGGTCATGGGCATAGGCGAGCACAGGGGCTTGCGATCGGTATTCGAGAAGATGGTCAAGCACCCAGCATGGAGATATGGCCCACGGAACGGGAGAATGTCGCAGGACTTCGAGCGCGATTTCGCGCAGCCCGTTAGAGTTGGTGACGTTGAGGTTATGGTGACTGCAAGTGGGGATAATAGGGGGTCACGTACCCTCATTATACGTGAGTGTGTGGAGGGCGAGGATGAGTGACCGAAGGGGGAAACGGATGTTTTTAGACTTACTAACGGGTGTATTGTGCAATGCGGTAGATTGGGACAAGTGTGGTGTCCCGGTCATGAGAACAAACGAGCATTGGAACCAAAAAGATCTAATGATTTCAATTGGTTCCAATTGGGACACCCGACTGGGACAAATGCAAGGTGTCCCAGTCTGTAAGCCCTTGAAAAGACTAGAAAGGCGAACCGGGACACCGGGCCAACCCTTTCAGGGTGAGCCTTTCGGCCCCCGAAAGGGCTTTTTACGCTGCGTAAGCTCGGCGGCGGACGGCTCGCCGAAAGGCGGCGAAGCATGGGCCTGATCCTCGGCATCGACCCCGGAGCGGGCGGAGGCTTGGCGCTCATCGAGGGCGGCACCCTGGTCGGTCATACCCGGATGCCGACCTGGAAGGTGGGCAGCAAGACGGTGGTCGATGCCCGCCGTCTAGACGGGTGGCTGGGTGGCGACCAGCCCCAGGTCGCCGTGATCGAGGCGGTGGGTGCGATGCCCGGCCAGGGTGTCACCTCGATGTTCAGCTTTGGCCGGGCGCTGGGCGGTGTGGAAGCCTGGGCGGCGATGCGATGCCCGAGGATCGAATACGTGGCCCCACAAGCCTGGAAGTCTGGTGTCGGGCTGTCCAAGGACAAGAGGGCTTCAATGGCCCTTGCGCGGCGGAAGTTTGGCGACAGCCCGCTTTGGGACGTCCTGGCGAATGACGGGATCGCCGAGGCCGCTCTAATGGCCCTGTGGTGGATGGAGAAGCACGGTCATGGCTGACCCGATCTATCACCGGCTGCCAGAGCGCAAGCCTAGGCCCCTCGACAAGGCCAAACCGCAGGCGGGCGGCTTCAAGTGGCGGCAAGGGGTTCTCTTCTGCGTCGTTCCGACCCTAGCTCGCGAAGATGTGGCGGTCACCGGAAAGCCCTACACCCGTGTCACGGTTGCCTACCTCTGCCCAGCGTGTGGGGCGTTTCGGAACCGAGAGCTTCCCCTATTCCAGATGTTCGGGCGTTACCGCGTCGTTCCGCTCTGTCCCTGCGGCAAACCGCACCCAAAGCCCCCCAAGCAAAGGCCTGGGCGTTACGACCGCCTATCCAGGCAATTGTGGGCGGAAATCAGGGAGTATTACCGCCTGTGGTCTCCCCATGCCCGCATGGCACGGCTCAAGGCCGAGGCGGAACGCACGGTCTTTATCGAGGATGGGGTGATTTATATGAGCGCCTCTGAATATGAGGATGAGGAAATAGTCGGCTACCTCTGATCTTGACGCCAGGGAATGCTGCGGCTAGGATTGCCGTGTCACATGATCCACCTCCCTTGTGTGACGCCCTGGGCGGCATCTTACCCCTTTGCCGCCCCTACTTACCCGCTGGTCGAGCTAGTCTCCCAGCGGGTATTTTTTATTGCGCGGCGGAATCGCACTACCTACCCGCATCAAGTCGGTTCTGTGTTATGGCGCATTGACAGTAGCCCAAAACGGTGTATTGTGGTGTCTACACGGTTACACAATGGAGGGCCATATGACTGTTTACGGATATTGCAGGGTGTCCACTGATCGACAGGCGGATGAGGGCCAGAGCTTGGGGGCGCAGCAGCGGGCTATCGAGGGTTATGCCATGATGTTAGGGCTTTCGCTCGGGGAGGTCTTCATCGAGCGCGGGGTGTCTGGGGCGAAGCCCCTGACAGACCGACCTGAGGGGGCCAGATTGCTGGATGCCTTGCAGCCGGGTGATTCCGTTATCGCCGCCAAACTCGACAGGATGTTCCGTAGTGCTGCGGACGCATTGGCTGTATGCGCACAGATCAAGGAGCGCGGGGTTAGCCTGCACTTGATCGACCTCGGGGGGGACGTTACGGGGAACGGCATCAGTAAGCTGGTGTTCACGATCCTGGCCGCCGTGGCCGAAGCTGAACGCGAGCGCATCCGTGAGCGCGTGGTGGACATGAAAGCCGACCAGAGAGCGCGGGGGCGGTACCTGGGCGGCAAGGTGCCCTTTGGGTACATGGTACAGGATGGGGAGTTGAGGCCCGTTCCCGCCGAACAGCGGGTGATCCAAGGCATTCTCGATATGCACCAGCAGAACCATAGCTTGCGCAGGATTGCGGCATGGTGCGAAACCATGACCTACCCCCTCACCCACATGGGCGTCAGCAAGATTATAGCCCGCCACTTGCCAAAAACTTAGCCTGCCCATATATTGTCCCCAGACCACAATCTGGGGACAATATCTTGACCGGAACAGAGCTAAAGGCTTGGAGGCTACAAGAAAGCCTATCGCAAAAACGGGCAGCCGAGCGCATCGGTTGTAGCCGCATGTCGATCCAGAACTGGGAAGCGGGGCGCAAGCGCGTCCCCAAGTGGCTGGTCAACCTGATTGCGGCGTGGGCAGATGCTAACACGCCGTAAACAAACAACAAATAATCACCGCACCCCCCCTAAGCCGGGTGCAATGATTAGGGCCGAGCTTAAGGCTTGGCGCAAGGCGCAAGGCTTGACGGTGCAGGGCTTGGCGAAGCGCCTGCGCACCACCGCCAAGAAGGTGGACTCGTGGGAGTCGGGCAGCGCCCGCATCCCAGACTGGGTGCCTGCCATGCTGGCAGACGAAACCCTAACCAGAGACAAATGGCGCATCGAGGCGGCGGAAAGGCGGGCAGAGGGGAAGCTGCGCGACCCGGAAGCGACGGAGCTACAGCGCCGCCAAGCCATGCGGTCGGTGGCGGCTGTGAAGGCCGAAGAGGCCCACAAGGCCGTCCAGGTAATCGAGGAGGCTCAGGAGGCGCTTGTGGCGGCGGGGATGGACCCTAATTCGGTATTCCCAGACGGCCCGCCTGCCCATGTCATCGCCCCCATCACCGAGGCGCAGCGCCGCACCGTCAGCGCGATGATCGCCTATGGCATCCCACTAGGTGAGGTGGCTGCCTGCCTGGATATGAGCGTCGCACGGCTTAAGGACCACTTTGAGGGCGAGATTGCCAAGGCCAAGGCGCAAGCCAACGCCAGGGTGGCGGAAAACCTATTCAAGAAGGCGACGGGGGATGGCTCCCAGGCTGTCCAGGCGGCGACTTTCTGGCTTAAAAGCAGGGCTGGGTGGGCCGATCCGGTGCAGCGCGTAGCCGTTGGCGGCGACGCCGAAGCGCCCCCCGTCAAGTTTGAGCAGGCGAGCGAGTCCATCCTGGCCGCCATTGAGCATGTTGTCAGAAACAAGGAGGATTGATGCCCCTCGTCCTCCCGCCTGGAACGAAGCTAAACGTCACCCCAGAGCAGGCTGAGCAAATCAAAGCCATCCAGCTAAGCGCCGATCCCGTTGCAAGGGCGGCGTTTAACTGGAAATTTGTCTGGTTGCACCTAGCCAGAAAGAAGCAATTACCACCAACAGGCGACTGGAACATATGGCTTGCAATGGCCGGACGCGGATTTGGCAAAGATTTGTGCCTAAAAACCCCCATTCCAACGCCAGAAGGCTGGACCACGATGGGCGACATCCGGGTCGGAGACACGGTGTTTGATGAAGCGGGGACGCCCTGCAAGGTGGTGGGGAAGTTCTTCCCTCCTCCCAGCCAGATTTACCGGGTAACGTTCTCTGACGGGTCAAGCATCGTCGCCGGGGCCGACCACCAATGGGTGACATGGACCCACCGCGATAGGAAGCAATATCTGCGCTGGAACCAGGGGGCGACGGAGTTCCCCGAGCGGTGGCCGACGTATCGGCAGCCCTTGCGGAATAGCTGGGGGCATCTTGTTGGCGAGTGCGGACCCAGCATAAAGACGACCGAAGAAGTCCGCGCCACCCTATGCCAGGACACCGCCAGGCGTGACCTGAACCACTGCATCCCTCTAGCCGACCCCCTGGACACCCCTGCGGCCAGCCTGCCCATCGACCCGTGGGTGCTGGGCTATTGGTTGGCGAACGGTGCCCCACGAGCGGGGGTTGTCTGCGCTGGTAGTTACAAGGGGACGTTCGACGATACCCACGTAGAGGCTGCTATCCGGCAGGCGGGCATGGAGGTAGGCCAGAATAGGCGGCGGGTAGACAGAGGGCACACGTCCATAGGGGTAATGGGGCTGAGCGCCCGCCTGGAGGCCGTGGGTGTTCTGGGGAACAAACACATCCCACCCGCCTACCTTCGGGCCTCGATCCAGCAGCGCCTTGCCCTCCTGCGGGGGCTGTGCGACGGCGACGGGTACGGTGCGAAAAGTTCCGCTGAATATGGCACCACTGCCCCCTCCTTGCGCGACGGGGTGGTCGAGTTGCTGCGTAGCCTGGGGGAGCGTCCGGTCGTTTGCACCACAAGGGCCAGGCTGAACGGCGTGGATTACGGAGAGGTCTACCGCGTGAATTGGCGGTGGCGCAAGTACAACCCATTCTCGCTTCCCAGGAAAGCGGAGCTATGCCCGCCCCCCGGATCGCAGGGCTTGAGGGTTGCTCATCGCATGATAACCGCCATCGATCCGGTGCCTTACACGCCTACCGCCTGCATTATGGTGGATAGCCCCACGTCGATGTATCTGGCGGGAGAGGCGATGATTCCGACCCACAACACCCTCCTGGGGGCCAACTGGTTAGGCCTTCAGATGCAGGAGAACCCAGGCTGGATCGGGCACGTCGTGGCCCCTACCCATTCGGATTTGCGCGGCGTCTGTTTCGAAGGGGCCAGCGGGCTTCTGGGCGTCATCCCAGAAGAGTTGATTGCAAGCTGGAACAAGAGCATCAGCGAATTGAAGCTGAAAAACGGCAGCATCATCAGGGGATTCAGTGCCGACGTGCCTAACCGCCTTCGAGGCCCACAATGTGGGGCGATGTGGGCGGATGAAGTGGCGGCGTGGCAGAACGCGCAGGAAGCGTTCGACATGGCAATGTTCGGCTTGCGCCTGGGGCAGCACCCGAGGGCGGTGCTGACCACCACCCCGAGGCCCATTCCCCTGATAAAATCCTTGATGGAGCGCCAGGATTGCGAAATCACGACCGGCAGCACCTATGAAAACCGCGCCAACCTAGCCCCATCCTTCTTCGGCCAGATTGCCCAGTATGAGGGCACAACCCTAGGAAGGCAGGAGCTTTACGCCGAAATCATCGACAGCGAGGAATTCGGCGTCCTGAAGCGGGAATGGTTCGACCTGTGGCCGACAAAATCGCCCCTCCCGCCCTTCGAATATGTCATACAGTCGTATGACACGGCGTATAGCATGCGGGACGGCAACGACCCCACCGCCTGCATAACTTTGGGCGTCTATTTCGACGAAAAGAAGCGCCATAACCGCATTATGCTGCTGGATGCCTGGGATGAAATGATTCCCTATCCTGATCTGCGGGCCAGGGCGCAGACGGAGTACAATGCCCGCTACGGAGACCCAGATGGCGACGGCGGGCGCAAGTGCGACCTCGTGCTGATCGAGGACAAGGCTGTGGGCACGCCCTTAGCTACCGAGCTACAACGCGCCGGAATCCCCGTTCGCGCCTACAATCCAGGCCGCGCCGACAAATTGCAGCGCCTGCATGCCATCAGCCATCTGGTGATGAACCGCATGGTGGTCATCCCAGAGAGCGTCCAGAAGGCGGGTTCTCCGGCTAAGTGGGCGGATAAGTTCCTGTATCAGGTCTGCGCGTTCAACGGCGAGGGCAGCGTCGATCACGATGACTATGTGGACTGCCTGTCGCAAGCCCTGACGATGCTGCGGGATATGACCTGGATCACCTTGAAGGATGACCCGGAGGATGACGACGAGGATCAAGCACCGCCTGAGCCTCGCGTCAACCCCTACGCCTGCTAGCGACTGCGTGCCTCCTTCTGCATGCGCCGCTTAGTGATGGCCTCGAAACTAAGGGGGCTGTTGTCGAACATATGATCGAGGAGGCGCGTGGTCTTTTCCGAGGCCTTGACGATGTACATCTCCCCGACATAGGGCGCGGTCATGGCCGAGGTGCGCTTCGAAAACAGCAGCGCCCCGGCGTTTTCGTGCAGCCACAGCGCCATGCGCATGGTTTGCCCAAGAGGGGTAATCTGGTAGGCATAAATCGGGTTCCCAGCGGCATCCTTTCCCGTTTGAGTTTTGGTGGAGCGGTTGAACTGCAAGTCTTGGTCCGATCCAGCGTAGTAGACGATGGGCTTGTCCCCCGGCTGCATGTTGCCATACGCGGTTTCCAGGTCGGTGGGCGTCAAATAGATCATTGCTATCCCCTGTGGTTATACCTACTCCTGGCAACTATATGTGGCCCAAGCGGCGTTAGTAGCGGTATTTTTGCATGACAGCTATGCGCAATGAGCATTAGTAAAGGGCGCTTGCCCAGATCAATGATGTAGGCTAGACTAGCCCTTTCTCACCTCTCACGGCAGGGGCGTTGATGGCTGATCCCTCTAAACTCGTTCCTCTGGGCAAGAAGGCTATTGCGGCACTGCGTAAAGCAGTGACCGACTCCTTGCCGATGGATGAGGCTTCGCGCATGGCGAGAGCGCGAGCGCTGGGGTTCGACGTTGACAACCCATTATATCACGGCACAACTCACACCTTTTCGGCGTTTGGGCGCGGGAAGACCGCAAATCCAGAAGGTCACTTCGGGGCGGGGCATTACTTCACCTCCAGCCCGCAGGACGCCAGCGCGAACTACGCAGGCGTAGGCCCCGATTTAACTGGGCGCATCGAAAACCGTGCCGAGAGGTTGGCGGATGAGGTTCTGGACTCTAGAGACGTCCCGGAGAGCGTCGCAAAGCGTTACGCCCAGTGGAGAGCGCGTAAGGAGCTAAAGGGAGACCACGAGGGGGCGGTGATCCCTGTTTATCTCCGAGGAACGACCGTTGATGTCAGGGGCCACACCAGAGGAAAGCCTACTACCCTCTCTATCGACTATGACATCGACACCGAGGCGCTTCGCGCCCAGGCTCGGAAGGAGCTAGGTGAGTCGGCGGACGAGTGGGATGTAGCTGACCGCTATCACGCGCTATACGACGACGCCATGGCGGATGCGCAGCCCAGCGGCCCGCTGTGGAAGTTTATAGAGAGCATTCGTAATCAGGCCGACGAGTATGGGTTCGACCAGAATAGGGCGCTTGCGCCCCTTGATGACTATATGGCGGACGGAGCCATATCTGCGGACAGGCTGGATAGCCTGCTGCGTAAGTCGGAAGGGCTTATGTATGCGGAAGACCCAGAAACGGGTGCCCTTATAGGCAATGACGTCCTGCGCAGGGCGTTCCACGACGCGGGCTTTGAGAACATCCTGATGGATGCGAGCGCCGCCTTTCCGAATATGAAGAACATACCCCCAGGGACGATTCACGTCATCACTAGTAACCCCGCCAATATCCGGTCTCACTTCGCCAAGTTCGACCCAGCGAAGAAAGACAGCGCCGATCTGCTGGCTTCCACTGCGGGCGCTACCGCGCTCTCCCCGGCTGCGGTGGAATATCTACGCGATTCATATGACACCGTCCCCGATCAGGCGACGGAAGTCCCTCAATTCGCTGATGGCGGGAGCGTCGCCGAGCGCATAGCCAAGGCGCAGCGGGCGGAAAATGCCGACCAGATGACGCACCGAACAAGCCATTCCGCTATGCCGGACCCTGATCCTTGGACCTGGGGCGACACCGCAGAGTTCCTTGAGCCTTTTTCTGTCGGAAGGTATCGGGAAGCGGTATCGAATGCTAAGGAAGGAAACTACCCGGCTATGATTCTCAACTCCGCAGCGACAATCCCGGCTGTGGCGGTTGATTTAGCGACGGTCGGCGCGGCTGCCCCCATCGTAAAGGGCGCTACCAAGATGACCGGAGCATTGGCGAAGATGGCATCTAAGGCTGCCCCTGCGGCCATTGTGGCGTCTCCTAGCGATGCCGAAGCCGCCAAGCTGCACTGGATTTCGAGCATGCCAGGGAAGGACTTAGTTGACAAGTTTCTGTCTCGATTTGCTCCAGATCATCGCAACAATAAGGCAGTTCAGGACGCGTTTAGGTTCGCTGACAGCGAAGTCCCCGAGAAGGCAGGCCGCACCCTCATGGTGACTACCGACGACGGCACACCCATTGGCGTCTATGGCTTCGAGAATGCCGACAATGGCGGCTATAAGCTGCGCCATAGTTGGAGCCACCAGTTCGGCAGTGAGGTTCCTGACGCCATCGTTGCCCGATATTTGGCTGGAAAGCCTTATGACATGAATCGAACCCGTGGAAGGTAATGCCAGATGGCAAAGAGTTTTCTTCCCCCTGAATGGAATAACGCTAAGCAGGCTTCTGAGCCTTCGGAGCCTGCCGACGTTGAAATTGAAGTTACCGAAGACGCGACGGTTGAAGATACCGAAGACGGCGGTGCGCTGATCACCCTGGACGACGATTCGGAGCGTCAAGGCTCTGATGAGTTCATGTCGAACCTTGCGGAAGACCTGAGTGACAACGAGCGCATGATCATCGCTTCCGATCTTCTCGAATTGATCGAGAAGGACAAGAAATCCAGGGAAAAGCGCGACCAGCAATATGAAGAGGGCTTGCGCCGCACTGGCCTTGGCGAAGATGCCCCCGGTGGTGCGCAGTTCGAGGGTGCCAGTAAGGTTGTTCACCCGATCCTTGCCGAGTCCTGCGTTGACTTTTCTGCCCGCATCATGAAGGAAATGTTTCCGCCGAATGGCCCTGTGCGGGAAAAGATCATCGGCAAGCCGACCAGCAAGAAGATTCAACGCGCCAATCGCAAGCGCGATCACATGAATTGGCAGTTGACCGAGCAAATCACCGAATACCGCCGCGAGATGGAACAGGCGATGACGCAAGTTCCGCTTGGCGGAAGTCAGTACCTAAAATGGTACTGGGACGAAGGCAAGCTGCGTCCGGCTGTCGAGTTCGTTCCGATTGATAACCTGTATCTGCCCTTTGCTTGTACTGGCTTGCAGACTGCCAGCCGCATCACGCAGAAAATGGACCTCGATGCGCACGAATACGAAAGCCGCATTGAACAAGGGCTGTACATTGACCTTGAGGCTGCCGCCCCTGCGGATGAGCCAGAAGAGTCAAAGAGCCAGCGGGCCAACGACAAGATCGAAGGCAAGCAGTCTCAGGGTTACAACGAAGACGGCGTGCGCACCGTGTACGAGGTGCACTGCTGGTGGAAGCTGGACGGCGACGAAAAGAAACTGCCATACATCATCACGATTGACGAGGCCGAGAGCGATGTTCTTTCGATCTATCGCAATTGGGACGAAGCTGACGAAACACAGCAGCGGCTTGAGTGGTTTGTGGAACTTCCGTTTATTCCTTGGCGCGGTGCTTATTGCATCGGTTTGCCGCATCTGATCGGCGGCATCTCGGCTGCGCTTACCGGGGCGTTGCGTGCGCTGCTGGACAGCGCCCACATCGCCAATTTCCCCGGTGCCCTTAAATTGAAGGGTGCCCGCATATCGGGCGGCAACAACAATATCGACCCGACGCAGGTGCTTGAAGTCGAGGCTCCCCCAGGCACGACCGACATTCGTCAAATCATGATGCCGCTGACCCTGGCAAACCCCAGCCCTGTCCTCTTGCAGCTTCTAGGCTGGTTGAGCGATGCCGCGAAGGGCGTTGTTAGCACGGCTGAGGAAAAGCTGGCGGATGCCACAAACAATGGTCCTGTCGGAACGACCCAGGCCCTTATCGAGCAGGGCAGCGTCGTGTTCAGCAGCATTCATGCCAGAATGCACAATGCCCAGAAGCAATCGCTGGCGATCCTGCACCGCCTGAACGCCACCTATTTGACCGAGGAAATCCGCTTCGGTGACGACGATGAAGACGAAGACGTTTTCGTAAAGCCGGAAGACTATCAAGGCCCGATGGACGTCATTCCCGTCAGTGACCCCAATATCTTCAGCGAAACGCAACGCTTCAGCCAGATTCAAGCGGTCAGCCAACGCGCTACGGCCATGCCGCAGCTATACAATCTGCGCAAGGTTGAGGAGCGCATCCTCGACACCCTGAAAATTCCGAACGCGGAATCGCTGCTGATTGAAGTCCCCGAGCCTAAGCCGATGAACGCGGTCAACGAGAACATGGCTATGGTGATGGGTAAGCCTGTTTTGGCCTTCCCGATGCAGGACCACGAGGCGCATTTGATGACCCACCTCGATTTCCTGAAATCCCCAGCCTTTGGGTCTTCCCTCTTGGCCGCACCTGTGTTCATTCCGGCTTGCCTTGAGCATGTCAAGCAGCACATCACATTCTGGTACGCTCACGGCGTTTACAATATGACGCAGGCATCTACAGGTGTCGCGCCCGAAAGCCTTATGAGTGCAGACCCTGAGGTCTCCGCGCAGCTTGATCGCCTGCTTGCTATGGCATCGAGTGAGGTTGTGGCGGCTGGCGAGATGCGGTCTCAGGAGTTGACACCGCTTATCATGCAGGCCATCCAGACCTTGCAGCAGTTGCAGCCGCAGAACCCGACCGACCCCAATCAGACAATGGCCGAAGCGGCTGTTGCTGATGTCAAGCGCAAATCGATGCAAGATCAGGCGATGGCTGCGGCCAAGATCGAGGAGCTTCGCCAGAAGCGCGACAACGACGTCGCCAAGCTGCAAATGCAGATGGCAAGCGACAAGCTCGCCGCCGAGCAAAAGAGCGGCGAAGAGCAGCTTGTCGCCATGCAGAAGCTATTGGAAATGGCCCAGCAGGTTCAAGACTTGCAGACCAAGTACGAATCCGACATGCGCGAGGCCGAATTGCAGGCCCGCACCCAGCTTGCGATCAACAGCCAGGACAATGAAACTGCGCTGCGGATTGCCAGAATGCGCACTGAGGCCGGAGGCCCTGGGCGTATGATCAACGGAAACACCATCACAAACCCAACCCCAGGAGCAATGTGACATGGCTAAGAAGCCCGTTATGCCTGCCAAGGCCGCCAAGGCGTGCCCTAAGTCGCCTTCCGAGGCCAAGGAAGCCAAGATGATGCCCTTCAAGAAGGGCGGCAAGGCCAAGAAGGCCTGCAAATGAGTGAACGCCTGATCAGGCAACTTGCGCAGTTCTTGGGGGATGAGGGCAACCGAGTCTCCCAAGCACTGGCGAGCGGAATCCCCAGGGATTATGCGGAATACCGCTATCTGGTTGGGTGTGCCAACACCTTAGTCATCGTCCAACAATTCCTCAAAGCAAAGGAGCAAGAACAATCCAATGACTAATCCACAGTTGGCTGCTGGCTGGCAGCCGTCGTCTGATGCAGAGCGGACTGCTTTGCTGGATGCGTTTCCCGAAGTAGACCCAGGCCATTGGCCCACCGGCGAGCTAGTTCTCGTGCAGGTCCGGTCTCCGAAGAAGAAAACCAAGGGCGGCATCATCATGGTGGATGATTCCCGCGACACCGAGAAGTGGAACACCCAGACCGCAAAGGTCTTGGCTCTCGGTCCCCTTGCCTATCACAACAAAGCAAACCTCGACCCCTGGCCCGAAGGCCCCTGGTGTAAGCCGGGCGACTTTGTGCGCGTGCGCATGCACGGAACGGATCGGTTTGTCGTTCATTATGGTGATGGTGAGGAAGCCCTGTTTATGCTGGTCAAGGATTTTGAAGTCCTGGCACACGTCACCAGCAACCCCCTCGAAGTCAAAGCCTACATCTAAGGAGACAAACCCATGGCTGATGTGGCCGAATTGCCTGCTGAGCAGGAAGCTGAAGAGCATGAGGAAATCGAGGTTGTCGTAGACGAAGAGGTTAGCGCCTCTAAGGAAGCCAGCCCGGAAAAGTCCTCCAAGGACGAAGACCCGCCTGCAGACGGGGACGATCTGGACCCCAACTCCCCAGGCTATTACAAGAAGCTGCGGGAACGCGAGACCCCAGAAGAAACCGAGGCCCGCCGCAAGGCCGACCGTCAGCGGCGCAAGACGCGCCGGGAAGAGTTTCAACGCCGCTTGCAGGAAGAGAACATCGCTCTAAAGCGCAACCTCGCTGAGGTGCAGGAGCGCGTTACCCGTGTTGAAAGCCGCTCCGTCAATGCCGACTTTGCGCGGATTGATGCCGCCATCAACAATGCTTCGGCAGAGATTGCCGCTGCCCAGAGGGCGATGGAAGAGGCGGTGGCGGTTGGTGACGGCAAGACTGTAACCGCTGCCGTGACCAATATGTACCAAGCACAGAAGGCGGTGGAGGAGCTAACCGCATTCAAGAAGCAGGCGCAACAGCAGCAACAGCGCCCGCCCCAGGCAGCCCAGCTTGACCCCGTAGTCAAGAATTACGGGGAAGCCTGGATGCGCGAGCATCCTTGGTACAACCCCCAAGGGGCGGACGAAGATTCGGCAATCGTGCTGGCTATCGATGCTCGCCTCACTCAGGAGGGGCTTGACCCGCGCAAGAAGGACTATTGGGACGAGCTTACCCGCCGCGTGAAGCGCCGCGTTCCTGACAAGCACATGGACGATTCGGACTTTGACGATGATCCAGAGCCTGCTCCGCGCAAGAAAAGCCCGGTGGCGGGTTCCGGTCGGGATTCCGGTGGCACCACAAAGAACGTCATCAGGATCAGCCCTGAACGCAAAGCCGAGCTTGTCAAACTCGGCGTGTGGGACGACCCCAAACAGCGCCTTGAATATGTGAAGTACTTCCAGAAGTACGACGCAGACCATGGTCGCAAATAACCTATTGAAAACCCCCTCAAGGCAAGATATAATTATCTTGCCGAAGCGTGAAAGGCAGCATCATGACTAGTGACGCGCTATCAAAAGTTTCTTCGGCTCGTTCCTCACGTGCGACTGACACTGGTCGCTCGATTATTCAGGAGCGCATCTTGAATGACCCGGCACGCCGCTCGGCGTTGCGAGAGCAACTAAACTCCGACCTTCTGCCGAACCTACCGGAAATTCCGGGGTTTCATGCGTGCTGGCTAAGTACGACGAATAAGAGTGACACGATCCGCCACCGGACCAGATTGGGCTATGTCCCTATTGACCCGGAGACCGATATCCCTGCGGGGGAAAAGGAAATGTGGCGTGATCTGACTCTGACGTCGGGAGAGCATGTGGGGCTGATTTCGGTTAACGAGATGGTGGCCTACAAGGTGCCGCTGGAAATCTACAACGAGATCATGACGATCAATCATCATGAGCGCCCGTTGGAGGATGAAGAGGCCCTTATTCGGAACCAGGAAGCGTTAGCTGAAGACCTCGAAGCTCGTGGCTCACGTCTCGAAGCTGGTGACGGCATGAAGGTTGACCGCCCGATTAAGCGCCCGTCGTTCGCCGCGTAAAGGCTTGCGTTGGTGCTTGGTCGTATCGTAACCTTTGTGTGAGGACTAGGCTATGCCCAGCACCAGCGCTCCTTTCGGCTTCAAGCCGATTTTCCATCCCACGGGCAATTCCCGTGCTACTGCGTACCCCGGCGTCATTTCCAGCGCCTACAACACCTCCCTGTATCGCGGCCAGCCCGTTAAGCTCGCCACCGACGGCACGCTCGCCGTTGCTGGTGCCACGGGTGCCATCATCGGCGTCTTCGACGGCGTTGAGTACACCGACTCGACCGGCAAGCGCAATGTCAGCACCTACTGGCCTGCCAACACCGTTGCGACGGATACGGTTGCCTATGTTTGGGATGACGCTTCGACCGTGTTTGAAGTTCAGGCTGACGGCGTCGTCGCTCAGACCGCGCTTGGCGATCAGGCCAACAACAGCAACCTGTCGAACGGCTCGACCTATTCGGGTCAGTCGCACGCCACCCTGTCGGCCTCGCTGGTCGGCGCGGGCAGCAACGGCCAGTTCCGCGTGATTGGCAAGTCGCTGCGTTCGGACAACGACTGGGGCGACGCGTACACCATTGTGCAGGTGCAGATTGCTCAGCACCAGTACGTTTCCGCCGCTGCTGCGATCTAAGGAGACCTGAACCATGGCTACCAACTATATGAAGTCAACTGACTTCCGTAGCATCGTTGAACCGATCCTGAACAAGGAGTTCGACGGCGTGTATGACATCCGCTCTGACGAGTGGAAGGGCTTTATGAAGGAAGTTCAGGGCATCGCCCGCAACTACCATGAAGAGCCTGTTTTGTTCGGTATGGGCGCTGCCCCGGAAATGCCGGAAGGCATGCCCGTTTCCTATGACAACGGCGGCGTGATGTACAACGCTCGCTACGTCTTCAAGGTGTTCGGTCAGGCCTACGCCTTGACCAAGGTCTTGGTGGAAGACGGCGATCATATCCGCATCGGCCAGATTTACTCGCAGCACTTGGCTCAGTCGCTGATTGAGACCAAGGAGACCCGCTGCGCCAATCTGCTGAACCGCGCTTTCAACACCTCCTACCTGGGTGGCGATGGCAAGGCTCTGTGCGTTGCTGACCATCCTTCGATCGTCGGCAACCAGTCGAACGTGCTTTCGACGGCGGCTGTGCTGTCCGACACCTCGCTCAAGCAGATGATGATCCAGATGAGCAAGGCCAAGGACTTCAATGGCAAGGCCATCCGCGTTATCCCTGACAAGCTGATCGTCTCTCCTGACAATCAGTTCAACGCCGAAGTCATCACCAAGTCGGTGCTGCAGAGCGGTACGGCCAACAACGACCTGAACGCCATCAAGTCGATGGGTCTGCTCAAGGGCGGTGTCGTGGTCGTTACCCGCGCCACTAGCTCGACTGCTTGGTTCGTCAAGTCGGGCAACATCCCGCGTGGCCTGCAGTTGGTTACGCGCCGCAAGCTCGACCGTTCGATGGAAGGCGACTTCGAGACCGATTCCGTGCGCTACAAGGCCACCGAGCGTTATCGCGAAGGTTGGACCGACTGGAAGGACATCTATGGCACGAGTGGTTATTGACATAGGAGTCTCGTAAACTTCCTTCCAGCTTGACCAGCCCCCCGCTCTACAGTACATTATATGTACTCATAGAGCGGGGGGTTTTTCATGTCTAGATACTGTGTTGAGCCTGGGTGTCACAGAGAGCATGTAGCGCGGGGTTTGTGTGGGATGCACTATGCCCGCCTAGCTCGACATGGCGATACCCTTCACGGTCGCCCCGCGGATCACGGGCTAAGAACGTCTCACCCATTATATAAGGTCTGGAACTGGATAGCCCGCCGCAATGGGTATCACGTTCTGAGCGAAGAGTGGCAGGACTTCTGGGTGTTTGTTAAAGACATGGACCCCCGGCCATCGAAGGCGCATTATATTCGGCGCGTAGACCCCGGTCTCCCCTTCTCCAAAGATAACTGCGTATGGGTGATACCAAAGACGTCAGGAAAGAAGACCGAGGAGGCTCTAGCGCGGAATAGGGCCTACCAGAAAGCGTACCGGGAGGCTGACCTAGATCGCGCATACTCTAAGGGTTTGATGCGCTTTTATGGAATAGATATTACAGAGTTCAGGCGGATGCACGCCGAGCAGGGTGGGGTGTGTGCTGTGTGTGGTGGGGAGGAGCACGCGGTCGATTACAGGACGGGTAAACACCGGAGGCTGGCGGTTGACCACTGCCATAAAACGGGGGAGGTACGCGCCCTACTGTGCAGCAAGTGCAATAGCGCGCTCGGTAATCTGCGCGACGACCCCGCGCTGCTGCGAAAAGCGGCAGACTATCTCGACGCGCATGCGGCGCGCATCGCAGCCAAGAAAGCCCTAGACACATAACCCCCCAGAGCGTATTATCCTCCTTGGTCAAGCAGGAAGGAGCGGATGTCACTAAAGAGGCACACGCTCTTTTGTCGTGTCCATCCTATAAGGAGCACATAGCATGACTCATTTTTCTGATGGCGTCCGTACTGGCGCTACCTACTACGGCAAGGCCGATAGTGGGCAGCTTGGTACGCCTATGCCTTCGCTGTTTGTCAAAGAGTTCGGGGCGATTACCACCCTGGACGCCGATGGCATCTGCGTTGCGGCTACGGCAACCGCTGCGGCTACTCTTTCGGCCACCGGGGCTTTGGTTTCCGATGGAGTTGCCACTTTCGACGTTGCCCGCGCTGTCTCGTTGACGGCCACTGGCAATAACTCGACTGTCACCTTCACGATCACTGGCACCGACGAATACGGCGCTGCGGTGACGGAGGCTATTGTCGGCCCGAATGCCACGACCGTCACCGGCATCAAGGCGTTCAAAACCGTGTCCTCGGTTGCCTGCTCGGCGGCTACGGTCAGCGCGATCAGCGCGGGCAGTGCCGACAAGTTCGGCTTCCCGGTGCGCGTTGGCGACAAGGGCAAGGTTATCGCGGTGTCGGTTGACGGCATCACTGAGACGACCCTGACGCTGGTTGCTGGCTTCTCGGCTACGGGCACATCGACGGCTACCACGGCTGATGTTCGCGGCACGTTTGTTCCTGGCACTGCCGCCAATGGCGCGAAGCGGTTTACCGCTCTCCTGCTTGTTGGCGACAACTCGACCAAGACAGGCACGTATGGCGCAGACCAAGCCTAACGGCGATACGGGGCAGGTTGGGGAAACCTCGCCTGCCCCCAATTCCGTTGCCATCGTGGCGATGGGATTGAGCAATGTTGATTACCTGCTTACGGCAGCCCAGAATGGGAACCGTAAGTTCTTCGATGAGGTCTGGGGCATCAATGTGATGACCGACATCATCCAGTGCGACCGGGGCTTTTTGATGGACCCGTTATCGTTTTTTCTGAACGACCCGCGCACTGAAAAGCATCTGTATGGGAATTATAAAGACTGGCTTTCGCGCTGCACGGTTCCGGTTTACAGCAGCATTGCCGATCCAGAGTTCCCTTGTATTGTTGAGTACCCGCTGGAAGACGTTATCAACACGCTCCAATCGTCGTATTTCAGCAACACTGTCGCCTATGCAGTCGCGTTGGCGATCCACATCGGGGTTAAGGAACTGTATATGTTCGGCTGCGACTATAATTACGGCGGCAACAACAGGGCCTTTGAAGATGGACGCGGATGCGTCGAGTTCTACCTGCGTGCGGCGCAGGAGCGCGGAATCACAGTGAACATTGCGGCCAATTCGTCGCTGCTGGATACCAACAAGAAGCCCGCGCATAAAATGTACGGCTACCCCTTCGAAGTGGAAGTGGCCGAAGATCAGGACAACCCAGGCAAGGTTAAGGTGATCCGTCACCTCGACAAGCCGATGGCTTGGAAGCCGTAGGAGACAAGACGATGGCTGACGCAGTTGCTACTCAAATCCTTGCTGATGCTGATGGCTACGCCATCCTGAAGTTCACGAACATTTCTGATGGCACCGGAGAAAGTGCCGCGCTCAAGGTGGATGTGTCCGCCCTGGCCGAGAGCAGCAACGGGAAAGCCTGCAGCGCCGTGACGATTGATGAAATCTATGCGGCCACTGACGGCATGGGCGTAGATATCTTGTGGGACGCAACGACCGATGTTCTGGCCTTCCACATCCCGCAAAATGTCATGTACGAAATGAACATGTGCGGCCCCCTAGTCAACAACGGGGGGTCTGGTAAAACCGGCGACGTGCTGTTTACCACCACGGGGCACACGTCCGGCGACCGCTACACCGTCATCTTGAAGATGCGGAAGATTTACTAATGCCGAGCGCCTCGTCCAAGCAGCACCGCTTTATGCAAGCCGTCGCGCATAGCCCGGCTTTTGCTAAGAAGGTCGGCGTTCCCGTTGCTGTCGGCAAGGAGTTCACCGCAGAGGATAAGAAGCTGCGCAAGGCGTTCGCCAAGGGCGGCCATGTGGCTGCGCTCGTGAAGCGGGGCTTCCCGACGAACCAAGCGCGGTGCATGCACGCATACGGAAAGAAGGGCTAGAAAATGGCGACTTCCGGGACAGTAGGCCAGACAGCGTTCAACGTCCAGGCGATGATTGAAGCCGCTATCCGCCGTTCTGGGATGAAGGCCGACTCTATTGGCGCGGAAACCGCCATGATCGCCCGCACCAACCTTTACCTATACCTCTCGCACTTGGCAAATCAGGGCGTGAACCTCTGGTGCTTGGATAAGCAAATCCTTGCCGTGTACCCTCAACAATACGTCTACGATCTGCCTGTCGGGACCATCGACGTCCTGAACTGCAATTATCGCTCGCTGACGCGCATAAGCGGGGGAACCCCGGCTAGCGCTGCGGGTGGCACCGCTGCGAACGCCTTTGATGGCGACACGACCACTGCCTGCACCCAGACCTCCACTCTCGGAAACATCAGCTATGATGCCGGGATCGCTACGCAGGTCACAACGGTTGGGTATCTGCCTCATGCGTCGGCTACGCTGACGTTGGTCTTCGAATATTCGACCGACAACAGCACCTGGACGACCGCAAAGACGGTTGCGTCGCAGGCCTACGCTGCGGGGCAGTGGTATTGGGCCGATTTGACCTTGAACACCGAGGCCCGGTATTGGCGCGTCCGCGCCGCTGCTGGGACGCTGGATGCTGCGGAAGTGTTCTTTGGCAATACCCCTGCCGAGATTGTGATGTCCAGGCTGAACCGCGATGATTACGTGGCGCTGCCTAACAAGGCCACCACAGGTCGGGCGCTTCAGTTTTGGTTTGACCGCCAACGCACACAACCTAGAATGTGGGTGTGGCCTGTCCCGACCGATACGTTCGAACAGATCATCGCTTGGCGGCATCGCCACATCGAAGACGTCGGTGCGCTAACGAATGACGTTGAAATTCCGCAGCGGTGGTTGGAAGCAGTCACCATGCACCTTGCCTGGAAGCTGGCGCTGGAAACCCCAGGTGCTGACATGCAGCGCCTATCCTACCTTAAGCAGTTGGCTGAGGAGGAGGAATTTGAAGCGTCGAATGAAGAGCGAGACAACAGCCCGATTTACTACAACCCTGCAATTATAGCGTACACAAAATGAGCGCCACCGGGGAAAAGAGCATTGCCATTTGTGATCGGTGTCACGTTAAGATGCCGTACACAAAGCTGCGCTCGGATGGTAACTCCCCAGGCTTGAAGGTGTGCCCAGACTGCTGGGACACGAAAGACCCCTACAGGTTGACCGCCCGTAAGACGGAACAAATGTCTCTGCAACATGCGCGACCAGATCGTCCTATAAGCGCGGACTCCGCGTACTTGCTGGACAACTACGATGCCATCATTAACTTCGGCGAAGATAGGTTAGTCAATGGCTGATATTCAGGTTTCACAACTCCCTATCGTCGCATCGGTTGATCCGACCGACACCACTATCGTTGTTCACAACGGGGTGATCGGTCAGGCTAGCGTAACCGCGTTTGCCGCGTCACCGCTCAATCAGTCTATCTTGACCGCCAATTCGGAGACCCTCGCCGGTGCGCGTAGGTTTTCCGTCGGGACCGGATTAGCCACTGCTGACGGCGGAGCAGGGGGTACGTTTACCGTATCGCTGGATAATAGTGGGGTTACGGCAACGTCCTATGGCTCGGCCACCGCTGTCGGAACCTTCACTGTGAATGCCAAGGGGCAGGTTACTGCCGCCTCGGACGTAACCATCACACCAGACTGGTCATCGATTTCTGGAACCCCTACGACCCTTGCTGGATACGGGATCACGAACGCGCAGCCGCTTGACCCTACATTGACCGCGCTTTCTGGGCTTGATGCCACTGCTGGCTTGGTTGTTGAGACTGCTGCGGATACGTTTACGAAAAGAACGCTGACCGGCACGGCAAACCAGATAGCGGTAGCTAACGGTGATGGCGCGGCGGGTGCTCCCACGTTCTCGATTGCTGACAATGTGGTGCTGCCTGGGACGGGGGGCGTTCAGGTGCCAAGTGGCACGACTTCCCAGCAGGCAGGAGCAAGCGGAACCTTTAGGTACAACACAGACACCAGCCTGTTTGAAGGGAAGTCTGGCGGTTCATGGGTGCCCTTCTCGCCAAGCACTGGAACGGTTTCTTCTGTTGGTCTGGCGCTCCCCGTTGAGTTCACGATAAGCGGCTCGCCTGTCACAACGTCCGGCACTCTAACCGGGGCGTGGGCCGACCAAGCCGTAAACCTCGTTTTTGCCTCGCCCAATGGCGCAACGGGTGCCCCGGCATTCCGGTCGCTTGTTGCTGCTGATATCCCAGCGCTGTCTTACTTGACCGCTACCGGCGACGGTTCAGGGCTGACGGGCATTACAGCTTCCCAGGTGGGCGCTCTGACCGCCACTGGCAATGGTTCCGGCTTGACAGGCATCACTGCGTCACAAGTTGGGGCAATCACGACGACGCTGACGGCTGGCGCTATCCTGGTTGGTAGCGGCTCGAACGTGGCGACCTCCGTTGCCATGTCTGGGGACGCTGGTATCACCGCCACCGGATACGTGACTGTCTCTGCGTTCAGCGGCGGCACGGCGTTCGGCTCGATGGCCGCGCAAACTGCTAGCGGTGTCTCGATCACTGGTGGCTCGATCACGGCAACGTCGATCACGCTTGGGGGCGCTTCTGTCCAGACCGCCACGGGTTCGGGTAGCGGCCTAACCGGGATCACGGCGACTCAGGTAGGTGCTTTGGGCACGACACTCAACAGCGCCAAGATTTTTGTTGGCAACGGCTCCAATGTGGCAACGGCTGTTTCTGTGTCTGGTGACGCCACGATTGACAACACTGGGGCGATGACGACTGACAAAACCCAAGTGCAGCTATCTGGCTACTGGTTCGCGTAACAACTATTGATCAGCGCAAATGCGCGGGTTAAAATGGGTCAAGGAGAATATCAATGGCACTCACTAAAATCCCCTTTTCGGGTTCTACTCATGGCCGCCCCGTTCTTGTCGCCTCGACGGCCACTGGCGCGGGCACCACGATTCACACTGCGCAAGCCACCACAACGGATGGTCTGGGCGATGAAGTCGTGATGTATGCCTACAATAGTAACAGCACCGCCGAAACGGTGACGGTGGGCTTTGGCGGCACGACCGATCCCGACGACCTGATCAAGGTGAGCGTGCCCGCCAATACCTACGTGACCGTCCTGAGCGGCCTGTTGCTGCGTAATGCGCTTGTCGTCAAGGCGTTCAGCACGACGGCCAGCAAGGTCAACATCAGCGGCTATGTGATCAGGAGCAGCTAAGATGGACTTGGCAACCCGCACACCCCCTGGGACGAAAGTTGGACGCCCAGCCGATAATTTTGGCACAGCCGCGTATCTGGATGTCGGCACCGCCGCTAGCAAAGTCGTTCAGCTTGACGGGGCGGCGAAACTCCCTGCGGTCGATGGGTCGCAGTTGACGAATCTTCCAACGTCAAGCAAATATGCGCAATATCGTGTTACAGATAGCACAGACGTGACCGTATCCACCGCATGTTCTGCTGGCGGTGTAAATGTCGGATCGGGCCAGTCGATTACGCTGGCTGCTGGTGACATGCTGCGAGTGACGCTCGTGCAGGCGGATTACACGTCAACGGTGAACAATGGGGCGCGGCTTGGCATTCTTCTCGACGTTGCCGGAACTGTCTATGCTGTTCTTGCCAACAGCCGCTACGCCCCCATTGCTACCGCCAATAACAACACCGTTATAAGCGGCGGAAACGATATGGTGACATACGCATTGGACACCGGGGGAAAGTTCGAAGTCCTATTTGACGTGACGCAGCTTGGAATGGCTACCGGCGCACAAACCGTGCAAATCAAGGTTGGAAAAACGGCAGCGGCGGCCAATGACGACACGTTTGTGCTGAAGGGAACGACTGCCAGCCGACCGACAACTTTTCTCCTCGAACATCTGAAGGCGTAAGACCATGGCCGATATAAATAACGTGCTTCTGTGGAAATTCCCAGATAGCGTTTTGCGTCGATCACTGACTGAGTTCGACGGATCGACGGGATATCGTGGTGAGTTTTTCCAGTTCGCGGAGGGTTTCGTCCCGCCTAACTCGGACGAATTCATCGCAATCGAGGACGCCTATAAAGCGTTTATCGACGCAGCTAATGCGAACGCCAGCATTAAAGCTCAGATCGCCACGCTCGAAGCATCTTGCACTGAGCGCCGCTGGCGTGAAGCCATTGAGACTGAGGCTGGCAAAGCGTGGCTGCTGGACGTCAACGTCAAGATCGCCGCGCTTCGTGCGCAGCTTGTGTCATGACGGAGGACGAACTCCGCGCTGATTTGAAAACGATCCTCTCGATGTTGGCCGAGGGGAATAAGAAGTTCATAGAGGCGGATCGTATTCGCAAGGAGAT